CCTGTCTAGCTATAAATGAAAAAATGCGACGAACCGTTAGTCGCAAAAAACACTCGGTTCGTCGCATTTGGGATTGACATAGGGCGGTTATTAGACTATGATATTTATCAAATTACGTGGACACCCACGCATGTGTAACTTTATGTAAATTACCTTGCTAATAAGCAGGCACTAAATTTTTCTAAACCTCATACAAAAATTCCACTTGACAATTTGTCCCAAACGTCCCATACTCCAAAAATAAAAGGAGAATTTATGTCTGTACCATCGGTTATATCACCAGAGGCTTTTGATATTGCTAACGCTTTTCTAACTTACGGAAGTATTGAAAATACCGCTGAACAGCTTATGCTGTCTAAAGAAGAAGTAGCCCGAGTATTAGAGACCCCGGAGGTAACACGTTACATAGATAGTATTTATCTAGATCGTGGGTACAGAAACCGAGAAAAACTAGGAAGTGTACTAGACAAAATAATCGACGCTAAGCTAGAAGAGGCCCTAGAAACAGGGATATACACTAGCAAAGACCTTTTAGAAGTACTCCAGCTGGCGCATAAGATGCGCATGGATGAACTCAAAATGACTAAAGATATTACTGTGCCTGGAGTGGCAGTTCAGGTTAATAATCAGTTCGGGGGTGATACAAATTATGGTCGCCTAATGGAAAAACTTATAGGATGAAGGAAGAACTATCTTTGGGTAGAAAAATTACTTTAGGAATGACGTATCTTCTAGCACTAATAATGCTAGGGATGGCTATAGTTAACCCTGTTCTTTGGACAGTAGAACTATTCAAAACACTAATAACAGTCGTAATTGTGACAGGTTGCATAAACATGGTGCTTGGGTACTATTTTACTGCAAATGAGAAAAAGAATGATGGAAATTAAAAGAGGTTATGTAAAATGGACAGACAGCAGCGGAGTATTTCACAAGGAACCACTAATAGCTTTTCCTGACATGTTTGATGACGCAACCGAAAAGCAGCAGCAAGAAGCACTAGAAGTAGCAGAAAATATTGGATGGGAAGACGAAGATGGCTCTGACGATCAGCAGATCTGATGTAATTTCAGATTATATACTAGAAGATTTACCTAATAGATTTATAAAGGTGTCTCCTAGTAAGTATCTGGAGTCTATAGGGGTGGACCCAGTTCCATCCCAGATAGCTATTATTAATGCCGTAAACAAGTATCGTTTTGTTTGCGCTGCGATTAGTCGTAGACAGGGAAAAACGTATATTGCTAATATAATTGGGCAATGTGTAGCTCTAGTACCTGGTTCTAATATACTTATTATGTCTCCGAACTATAGCTTATCGGCTATTTCGTGGGAGCTTCAGCGTGGCCTAATTAAACATCACATGCTAGAGGTTGAAAAAGACAATGCTAAGGATAGGGTTATAATACTAGCCAACGGATCTACGATCCGAATGGGGTCAGTTAACCAAGTTGATAGCTGCGTCGGGAGATCTTACGATCTCATTATCTTCGATGAGGCGGCTCTGACCAGCGAGGGTAAAGACGCCTTTAATGTGAGTCTTCGCCCTACACTAGACCGGGATAACGCTCGTGCTATATTTATTTCTACACCGCGAGGTAAAAGTAACTGGTTTGCCGAGTTCTATGATAGGGGCTTTAGTGACGAGTACCCACAATGGTGCTCAATCCGTGCAACCTACAAAGATAATCCTAGAATGACAGAGGATGACGTGGCGGAAGCTCGTAAGTCTATGAGTGAGGCCGAATTTAAACAAGAGTACGAGGCTGACTTTAATACCTACAAGGGGCAGATTTGGAATCTACACGAGGATGACATAGTAGATGAGGCTCCAACGGGTCTAGACATGGTTTCGGGGCTTGACTTGGGTTTCAAAGATGCGACAGCTATGTGTGTTATAGGCTATGACTACAATACGGAGATATTCTACATTGTGGATGAGTTCCTAGACTCGGGTAAGACTACGGCTCAATACGCTGGCGAGGTTCAGTATCTTATAGATAAATGGGGTATTGATTACGTTTACATTGATTCTGCGGCTCAGCAGACTCGCTTCGACTTTGCTCAAGAGTATGGAATACCTACAATGAACGCAAAGAAAGCAGTTCTAAATGGGATAGGATACGTCTCTTCACTAGTTGATAGTAGGCGTATAAAAGTCGTTAGGACATGTAAGGAAGTATTAAGGGCTTTTGACGCTTATCGCTGGGACCCCAATCCTAACCTAGTAAAAGAGAAACCAGTACATGATGGGGCTTCCCACATGGCTGATGCTATACGTTATGCATTATACAGCTTTGAGGGAACTATAGGTATTTATTAAGGGGTGGAAAAAAATTGTGCTTGACAAACTAAGCTAAGGTTGTTATACTTGGCACATTAGAGGATAAAAATGACTTTAAAAAGAGATCCAATTAAGTATATAAGGGACAGAGCTAAGTCTAATTACGCAAAAGGCACTCACTGCTATATATGTGATTCTACAGAGAAGCTGGATTATCATCACTATTACACGTTGACCCCGTTGTTTAACGCGTGGTTAAGGACTAATAAGTTTGTTATTAACAGTGAAGAGGATGTCCTTAAAATACGAGATACTTTTATAGAAGAAAATGAGGAAAAAGTTTATAGAGATGCTGTAACTTTATGCCACGCACACCACTTAAGGTTGCATTCCATTTATGGTAAGGATCCGGCTCTTACTACTGCGGAAAAGCAGAAAAGCTGGGTAAAATTACAGAGAGAGAAACATGGGCTTACTAACATGGATGGTTGAAAAGGCAAATCCTGTACAATCGTATTTAGGTAATGAAACTGTTAGTACGACTACTAATACTTATTCTCATCAACAGTGTTATCAGCGACTAGAAATAGTAAATAGGGCTGTTAATATGATAGTAGATGATGTTGCAGCTATAAAAAACAAGGTAGGTGAAGCCTTATCAATAACTAGTTATCCGGGGGTACGGAAGAAGTCACTAGAAAAATTATTAAATAAAGAACCTAATCCTTATCAAGATATAGATAGTTTTAGACGTGATTTAATAATGGATTTTGTACTAGAAGGTAATATGTTTATATACTTTGATGGTGTTCATATGTACCATCTACCTGCTACTAAAGTAACGGTTCATTCGGATCCTAAATCTTATGTATCTCACTATAGTTTCGATAACGGAGAAACTTTTAAGACTTCTGAAATAATTCACGTAAAAGATAATAGCTACAAATCTATTTATAGAGGCAGTTCAAGATTAGAGCCTGCTTTAAGAACTATGAATTTGATTTTAGAGATGAGAAACTTTCAAGACAACTTCTTTAAAAATGGAGCTGTTCCTGGACTAGTTCTTAAATCCGAAAATACCTTAAATGATCGTCTAAAAGCTAAGCTTACTGACGAATGGTCTAAGAAATATAGACCGGGCACTGGTGGAAGAAGGCCAATAATATTAGACGGCGGATTAGAGATAGACCAAATATCTAATGTTAGTTTTAAGGACCTGGACTTTGAAAATGCTATAATTAAGTGTGAAGAGACAGTACTAAAGGCACTAGGAGTTCCTCCCATCCTTTTAGATACTGGAAACAACGCTAATATACGACCTAATCATAGATTATTTTATCTAGAAACTGTAATACCTATAGTTAATAAGATAAATTCTGCACTAGAACGTTTCTTTGGATTCGAAATATATGAGGATACAACATATATAGAAGCTTTAAGACCTGAATTATCGGATCAAGCTAGCTACTATGTTAATCTTGTAAATGGTGGCATTATAACCCCTAACGAGGCTAGAACCGAATTAGGTAGAGAGCCCTTAGATGGACATGAAGAAATCAGAGTTCCCGCAAACATTGCTGGAAGCGCAGTTAACCCGAGCCAAGGTGGAAGACCTACAGGCTCATAAGGTAGATATATGTCAAATAGATCAAATGTGTTTAGCATTTTAGAAAATTTTTTCGAAGCAAAAGGTAAGTTCTTAACCTCTCACGAGTACGCAGAACAAACAGATGCTCCGATAAGAATTCAAATGGTTCGTAAAATTTTTGGAACCTGGAATAACTTGGAGAAATTATATATGGCAAGAAGAGAGAGAAGTCCTAGAGACGAATCAACCAATGTCAATGAAGTTTTAGCTGCAAGAAACGAAGAATTAGAGGCCGCTAGAATACTAGCAGCAGAAAACTTAGAAAATGCAGAAGAAATTGAACAAAAGAATATGGCAGAAAGCCTAAAAGCTCAGGAAGAAGGTTTTAAGAAACCAGAACCGGCTAGCACTGTAAAAGTAGAGGCTAAAAAGGCTTAGAATGGCAAAAAAGTTTACTATTAATTCCGTTATCAAAAGTATAGCAGAAGATGGTAACAAGCTAAAAATAGTAGGTTATGCTAGTACCTCGGATACCGATAGATCTGGTGATGTAATTTTACCAGATGCTTGGACCAAGGGCGGCCTTACTAATTATTTAAATAATCCAATAATTTTATTTAATCACGATAGAAGCAAGCCAATTGGTAGAGCTATTTCAGTAGAAGTTGACTCTCAAGGTTTACGTATAGAGTGCGAAATAAGTAGCTCCGCAGGAGAGGCTCATGGGTTAATAAAAGATGGAGTGCTTTGTACTTTTTCTGTAGGCTTTATGATTAAAGATGCAGATTATAATCAAGCAACAGACGGATACATCATAAGAGAAGCGGAGTTATTAGAAGTTTCGGTGGTATCTATTCCTTGCAATCAAGCAGCAGTATTCAGCGTAAAGAAATCATTAGATAGCGCGAATGAAATTGCTGAATTTAATATTGAAGTTAACGCTTTAAAAGGCCAAAACACTAATAATGAGGAAGTAAATGCCTCCAATAGTAATAGTGATTCGCCAAAGCCCGGTACTAAAATAGTACCTTCGGAGAAGAAAAAAATGGAAGAAGAAGAACTAAAGCTTTTAATTGCAAAAGCCACCGCAGATGCGTTAGCTAAACAAAAAGCTGAAGATGCAGAAGTAACAAGAGCTAAAGAAGCTAAGAAAGCTGAAGAAGCTCGTATTGTAGAAGTATCTG